TCAGCTAAATCTCTAGCTGCTCCGGCCAGAGCTGGTGCTTGCTCCATAATGCTCTGTTGCTGCTCTGCTTCTTGTTTGTTTTTGCGTATCTCTTCGACTTCTACGTCACTACGAATAATAGATGCTGGAGTATTGTTAATCTCAGCCGCTTGCTTAAGTGCTTCATCCATATCTAATCTGTCGAGTACACTCGGATCAACAGACGCTGCGGTCATTGCCATGTTGACAGTCTCCTGAATTCCCATTAATTGACTTGAACGCTGCGCCCTTGTTAGTGGTGACTCATACTTAATCGTGTATTCGCCGCCAGCTTCTATTAGTTCACCGGGTAATTCTGGTAATTTGTTTTGTCTAGATAAGATATCTAATTCACGCTCAATACATGGACCTAAATACTCTTGCTCAAGTCTGGCTGATGTAGGAGCAAGCAATATGCCTTTCTCTTGAGTTCGAGCCAATACCTCAGTAGCCGTCATTGTTGGAGTTTCAACAAGAATCTGGAACAAGTTTAGGTAGAACGAGTCATTAATTATCTTACGCGACTCTTCAATCATTTGCTGTCCCACGTCAGGTCTGACACCCGTATTCATAGCATGAATCATTTGTTGACCTTGTGCATTAACTCCGCCTCTAGTGATACCTCCCGGCTTAAAGTTAACAGACATAGGTCCGGCCCCCAACGTGCCAACTCCACCAACCCCGGCCCCCGGAGCCAAAAGAGGCGGCATAACTGATAAATGAGCTGCTTTAAGGTTGGTCTTACGCATTTCGTTGAGGCCTTTAATTTCGGGCAGTATTTGCATTGCTGCGCCGCGACCATAAATTTCATTAGGCGATGTTATCTCTCTACAAACAGAGAATGGGAATGTGTAATAGCCGCCAGATTCAATTGGCTTATCCATTTCCTCTTTATACAAATATGTGTATGCGTATTTACGCTTGTCAGATCTAATTGAAAACTCATCATAGTCGTCATTCGGATGAACTATGTGACAGAATTTATATTCTTCATTACCTCTGTCTTTCTGTATCTTCTCTGGTAGTGCATCAATGCCCCATTGCTGAACAGCTTGCCTGCGTGTGTATGTAAATTCACGCATAGCCGTATCTATTAAACCGAAGTTATTTACACCGTAATACATATCACCGAGAAATAACGCTTGGTAGATAATCCCATTGCTAGACTGATTTTCATTAACTGCTATCTGTCCTGTTCCAAACCCCATGAGAGAGCGAATAGCTTGATAGTTAGCTGTTTCAAATCCTGCTTTAGCTGCGTATCTAGTAGCGAACAATATACGAGATACGTCATCAAAATACCTCTTAACTACTTGAGATTTATTTAATTGATCATCATCAGTAGTTAGTGCATGCCAGCGCTCAGACTTTGGAGTTATCAGTCCGACAATGGCAGAAGCAGATCGATTCACGGCCATTGTTGCTGTGGCATCATAAACTCTTTGAGTTCGATTAACACCTTTTGAGCGAGTAACGTTAAAGTCCGCTTGGTCAGTGAAACATCTTTCAGCAACTTCTTGCCAGAAGACCTCCCAGTTTCCACGGTACTTTGTTAGTCCCTCTGATAGTTGTTTGTAGTCCATTAGTAACCACCTAACTTAGCCACCGCAGTTTTAGCAGTTTCAGTTGAACCCAGAGGGGAGGTTAGTACATCTTGTGTGACTTTCTTCTTCTTCTTCTTAGCTTCTGTGGCTACGTCATCAGCTATAGACTCTTTTTCAGTATCTTCGAACACCGTTAAATCTTCTTCAATTTCTTCAACAGAACTATCCGCAGATGTATCTTGATTAACGAAAACTTCACCGGGATCCATTGAATTTAACAATGCAGATTTAATATCTCCATCCGCTAAATACTTAACATTCTTAATTGCGCTAGACACCGGATCTAGTATATTACTTATTGAACTTGTCATAGTTACCCCAAAATTTCATAGTCTGTGTTTGCATACTGTGTATTATATGCTGTATTAGCTTCTGTGACTACAGGCTCAGCAAATGTCAGCGCTGCGCTATCTCCTTCGTCCGGAGAGTACCCATAAATCTCCTTTATCTTATCTTTCGATTGTAGTTGTATTCTTTCTTTAGAGTCTAACTTATACGGGCTCGCTAATAAATCAGCTTGCAGTGAGTCGGTGTCAGTAATTTGTACGGATAAATTCTCATCACGAAGCCATAAGTTCATGTCTCCCCACATTTCAGCGCGCTTATTCAAATACCGAATTGGGTTAAAAGGTGTCGAACCAAAGTATATAGCTCTAACATTGTAATAGCCAAGCTCGTGAAGCCTATCAACAATATCAGCACCGAACCCAGCATCAACAAACATTGCATCGGGTTTTTTACCTATCTCCACGTCAATGCTATCCAGTATGCCTTTACATAAAGCAACGCCATCACCTAACTTGTAATCATTAAACTTACGAGAGCCAGTGCCCCACATTCTGCGCCCCGCCCTCTTTGTCCAAGAAAACCTATCTCCACCCCTAGACGGATCGACTCCCACTATGTAAGCTCCACTTGCTTTAACCCTGTTAGCTCTTGCTCTCTGTACGATATCCGCAGTTATTAGCCCATCCTCACCAGATGTTTGAAATGCTTCTGCCGAGTTCATTGGATACTCTTGCTTAAATGCCTTTTCTCCATTAAGCCCATCAGCAGATAATTCCTTAATCTTTAGCCTACGCCAGTATAATTGATTGTCATTAACGCCATAATCAGCACAAAGTTTATCTTCCTCCGCTGTGCGTATAAAATTTAATGCTGCCGGTATTTTCTTTGAGTATTCATCTTGCCAAAACCATGGAACGAAGATAGCTATGTACTCAGATTGTCCGCTTTCGGCCTCTTTCCATTGCTGATGAAAGTAGTTACCTAGTCCATTAGCGGTTGACTCAAGTATGACTTCTGTATCCTTTGCGTCCGGAACCGCTTGAAGTATACCTTTTGTGTGCTCAGCGGCGTGAGGCCAAAAAGCAACTTCTGACCCGTGGAAATATTGGAGCGTAGTTCCTCGTCCAACTCCCTTATTACCCGCCGTACCTATCTTGTAGCCAGAATCAAGCACATCGAACCTTAGTTCTTTGGCGTTAGACTTGGTTATAGTAGGTTGGAAATTGTGAGTCTCGCCGCTGACAGTTTTAGTCGGGAGATTGTCGTAGTAGCGAACAGTCATCTCAAATAGTGCGTTAGTTGATTCAGCATCATGAGTAAGTATAAATGCTCTCACCCCTTTTGACATTGTAGTGCGCCAAATGAATCTACCTTCCACATATGTGGAAGCGCCTTGCTGTCTGCCCTTTAATAGAATCGCTCTAACCTTTCCAGTTATTATCCTTTGCTCTTCTATTTTGTCGTGTATATATTTCTGTGCTTTATTAAGCACGAAAGGCCGTACGCCAGCCTCTTTAGTTCGAATGTATAAACAATTCTTTGAGAATAGAGGGAAGTTTGTTTTCGCTTCTCTTGCAAAGTTAGGAATCATCATCAGCCCAACTATCAGCGCTTGATATTGCAACAGTAGCCTGCATCTCTATCGCTTTCATGTCGGGTAAGTATTTAGCGAGCAACTTAACTCTTGTGTCTAAAGCTGCTCTAAGTCGTTGTATTTGAAGGGCATCCATTTCATATTGCGGATCTTCTAGTTTATTTATTATATCAAATACATAACTTAGCTTACCTCGTTCCTTTAAAAATACTATTAATTCTTCCCTGCGTATCTCCCTTGCCGACTGCTTTATAGTCTTACCCATAAGTCACCTTTGTTCAAAAAACTAAACTCATTAAGAAATATCCTAGCGCGAACGCCATCGGATAACAGATAATTTTCAACATACTCACCCCTTTATTTTTTTAGCTAAAATACGAATAGCATCGGACATGCTCATTGCTTTGCTGTCCTCTTCTGTTTTACGTTTTACTGTTTTTTGCTTTGGCATTTAATTCTTCCTCTCTCAAGTCGTTAGACCTCTTAGCCTCCAGTCTCGATAGCCGTCTTTCTTGTAAGCTAAAATACGACATAATTATACCAGCTACACCAATCGTCATTCCTATGACACTCATCACCCCCTGAAATGTTGCCGTCACTGTCACGCCAAACACTGTTAATGAGTATCCGACAGGTTCACTACTCATGCTCGCCTCTTGTTTTTATGCTCGATAACCACACTAGTGCGCACTCTATCACGATAGCGTTATTGTTTATGAATTCATGCCAAGGGGCAAATGAGTTTGAAACTATCATAGCTCCCGAGAGAGAAGCTTGTATGAATAAAATTATAGCAATCGCATTATAAATTATGTTATCGAAGAATTTAAACACTATTCCAAGCGCAAAAAAGTAAACTGCTCCAGTGAAATAATATATCGCATGCCACGGCCTGATAGTTATATCAACACTTATTTCTAAAGATAGAGTAACGTACGAGAATAAAAGAATATTACACACTACAAGTAGCGGCAGTCTTGCAAATCTTGAATACATGAGGGCCATTAAAATAACCCACATTTCAATTATATTCTCAACTTGCATACTAGCGCCCTTACTTCTTCAAAGCTTTTTTTATCTAGCTTTTCCAGTTCCATGATCAGATTTTCCAAATTAGGATCTGTACATTTTGAATTAGAGCGAGTTACGAACGTATAAACAGCGGACCCGCCACCAATTATTATTATTATAAAGCCTAGCCATTCGTACATAATAGCACCTCAGTTTACTCTATTTTAACACTACAATGTAAAATTTAAAAGCCGCATCCAACTCAAAGGGCTACGGCTAGTTAATGTAGCTAGTTATCGTATAGCTACGTAACGAGAAATACGCACGTTTCACAACGTTCAATGCCCTCCTTACTATTTTTCAACGTACTCGATAATCACATGATCTGCGTCAATCATAGTGTTAGTGTTAACACATCCAGTCAGTAATAAACTTGCTAATATAATCCATTTCATTTTTAGTTCCTTTTAAATTAATGTAGCGCCCATCTCTACGATTTACTGCGTGACCGCTTCTTTACGCTGAGTCGCCGGGCTATAACAATCCCAAGGTAGGGGAATTATGTAATTCTACTTTTCCAGCTCTTTTAATCTAATTGATAGTAACTCCATCTCTTTTCTTATTGATTCAATTTCATTTGAATTGTTGCTGGGACGAAGATCAATACCCGATATATCAAAAAACACATCAGCGTCAAAATTCGGAAGTCCAAAAATTAACTCCTTGTCTTCTTTTGTTGCTCGATTGTATGATTCTTGAAATGCTTCTTTGTAGTCATAACGTTTTATATACCCACCCGCGACCTCGAATTCGGGATAATTAGCTTTTTCATCTTCTGACATGTCAGAATCGGAAATCCACTCAGTTAAATTAAAATATAAAAAATTAGGCTTAATAACCGAATCCCATTTTTCTATATCACAAATCTTATTAAACACGCGGACTGTACGAGCTTGTTCTGTATTAAAGAATCCAGTTTCTCTGTCAGTTATGTTCCAGCTACCTGTGTTCCCGTCGCCTGCGTTCCCGTTACCTACGTTCCAGCTACCTACGTTCCCGTCGCCTGTGCTCCAGTTACCTACGTTCCAGCTACCTGTGTTCCCGTCGCCTGCGTTCCTGCGGCCTGTGTTCCTG